GGTGGCTCCTCTTTCAGGCGCGACTGATCCTTTTTGTGCTTACCACCCTTCTTTTTCTTCTTCTCCTTATTGCTATCGATGGTCTTATCACCGCAAACGTTGGCCGTCTCATTCCACGCTTTGCCTGCCTCCTCACAATCAGCACGAGTGAGTGGCTGCGCCCTCTCGGTGGCCGAAGAAGCTAGGGCGAACGCGAGATACACTGCGACTCCGAATATCAGGATAGATTTGCATGCCGTGTTTCGGGGGCAGGTTGAGTGACTAGTACCCGTCGGACCTACTTGTTGCACTCCGCAATGAACCGGGTTGGTTCTTAAGGTCTGCTTCGGGGTCATCACACAAGCCCTCGACCATACTTGCTCCAATCGAGCGGCCGATCGAAGCCTGGGATGCCAGGATCTCGGAAGGCCGTCACCAACGCACCCGCTACCGCGTTTGCAAGATCATCGTGAGCCCCGGGAGTATGGTCAATGCTGTCCTTGCCCCCTCGTGCCATGCGGCGCTCTAGCTGGGTGAGCTGCACAATGAGGCGCTCGTTCTCAAGAAGATCGACCGCACCCGAGTTGATGAGCGGCAGAAGGTCCCGATAGAGTTCCGATTTCGGTTTCTCGGCGGGTTCATAGTAGACGTGGCGCTTCTGGAATTGCTCCCGCGGCCATTCACCGCCGTACCGATCTCCGTAAACCTTGGTGCACCGGTACGTCTTGAGCAGGGCGGCATATTCCTCGACAACAGCTTCGGGCGAAAAGGGCGGCTTGCGCTCCCGCACAACGTCGAGAATCTGAGTTTTGCCTTCCGTGTGGGCAATAGCCAACGTCATGGTATCGGAGCTGCCTCCAGACGGATCAACAAAGCCAACATAGGAATGCTTGCGATCCGGTGGGCGCTCGAACACGCCTGCGTTGGTGCAGGCTTCAACCGCCTCGCGCGTGATGAACGCCTCGACGTCCGTTCGGAACTGGGCAAGGTACTCAGCGCTGGCGGCCGCTGCGTCCCGATCCATCGCGCGGTCGATAATCGACTGCGGCAGATCCGGGTTGAGGTCACGAGTAGCACCTTGGGCAACCAGGATCGCCGGATCACCGTTGGGTCCGTAATGACGTTTGTAAGTCTCCCACAGCGCGCCTCGTCTGGCATACGGTGAGCTAATGGCAATCAGTGGTCCTTGTGTGGTTGCCAGGGCCGGCCGTGCTGCGTTCAAAATCTCAACGTCGGGGTTTGCTGAATCGTCCGACATCCAGAAGGCGCATTCGTCGGCCAACACCGCCACGCATGTCACCCCACGGATACGTCGGAAGGAGGCGCTGCGCACTTCGAGGGAAATGCCGTTGGTGAGCGTCAGAGTGTCAGCAGTGCGAGCGGCCAACAGTTGCCGCATGATCGGTGTCGACTCAAGCACGCCTGCGGCGTAGTCGAGCGAAACCTTGGCCTGACGCATGTCCGGTGCGAGCAATAAGACGACGCCCTTCTCACCACGCACAAGCTTGTCTTTATAGTCGCACAACCCCGCCAAGTAGACGGCCAACGCCGACATGGCACGACTCTTACCGCCACGTCTGCCAATCGCACACCAGAACTCATCGATGCGCTGGGGAGGCGGCTTATCCCGGCCAGTGAATTTCTGGAAGATCGTAAGCTCGTCTGGCTTGAGCTCTTCGCCCATAGCCGCAAGCAGGAGAGAGCGCCATGCCTGCCAAGAGGGTCCCGCGAGCGAAGCTCCAAGCAGCGATGGGTCGTCAAGGGCTTGTCGTAGGGTGACGCGGGGCTTCATGCTGCCTCCGCGAGTAACATGTGCGGCTTGCGCTCTGCGACGCAGAACAAGTGGCGTTGGAGTCCGGTTGTCGGTTTCGACTTGATGCGACCACAGACCTGGCAGCGGGGAATTACCTCAACAAAGCCGTCATAGTGATGCTCCGGCAGGGCCAAGATCATCTCAAGCGGACCATAGCGCTGGATTAGTGACCGGCGAGTCCTATGGAACGACTTATTGCGCCATCTGCCACCGGTTCGCCGCTGGGCAATCCATTGAATGTCGTCCGGGCAGTTGACGATCCGCAGGTCACCTTCGCGGGATATGACCCCCTTATAGTTTTCATCGGACTCTTGGCGGCCATATACCGTGGCAGGAGCCTGGGTTTTATCCTCCTTGGGTGGTTGAGTGTCTCGGCAAGGGGTTAAGCTGTAGCCAGTCTCTAAATCGTTCATTGTTTCTCCAATAAAAAAGGCCCTCGAAAGGGCCGGAACAAACTGAGTTGAGAGAAATTGTCTCAGCAGCGTGGCGATGGCTCATCCCGGAACCTTTGCCGCGCGCTATCGGAGCAATCTCCGGAAGCCCGGTTTCACACCCCTGAGCCGGGCTTCTTCTTTATGGAACATCGCACTTGCAATAGGGTTGGCCAGTAAGCCGGGACAGGATCAGTTCCCCCTCCATCCTGGTTAGGCTCGGCGTCAACCGACACCCCCGTGCAAGGCGTCGGGCCGCTCACTCCTCGCGAGCCGGGCTTCGTGTTGGGAACTAATCCGACCGGTTTCGTTACCCCGCCGGCTTCTTCTTTTTGGAACATCTACAAAGCGACCCGGTTAGTGGGACCCAGCCTCCCTTCAGCAGGGCTGGTTAGGCCCGACCCTCGCTTTTGGCAGACGAAAACGCCGGGCCGCGGAAGCCCCGGTCGGTTCAAGGCTCTGGCCGGGGCTTCTTGTTATCAACTAGATGCGCTAACGACTTGAATGTGCCTTAACGCAAAGGCATATGCGTCGTCTGAAGCCCCCCATAGGGTTCAGCGGGATCGCCATTAGTGCCTCGTAGTTAGTACCGCGTCGCGATCCCTGGGGCCCGGCGCTCTCGTGAAGGTGTTCGGAAGGGGTGCCGGGCCGCTGATGCCCTAAGAACCACATGATCGAGCGCTAGAATCCAACCCAGCCAGCCTGTTGTGGTGGACTCTCCCGGGCTCTGACTGGGGCTTTTTGTTTTGGAACAACCACGATCAGCTTGGGTTGGCCAAGCAAGCGACTCCTGCGTGTGTGAGCAGACGCGGGATGGCGCGGAAGCCTCGGTCTGACCGCCGCTTGCCACGTCCATTGGGCCGGGCTTCTTGCTTAAACTCACGTGTAAGCTTGCTGAGGTAAGTAGGTTTGCAAGGGGAGCGGCTAAGAGCCGAACAATCGGGCATTTTCAAGCGACTTGCTACCTACCTGTTACCTAAACGCAGCCAGCAATCAGAGCAAAGCTCATAAATCAGCCAAATCTCCCTGTAATAACCTCTGACTAATAGTCAGAGGACTCAATCAACGACGACAATTTGCGGGCATTCAAATTTGCCTTCAGCCAAGATGCGGTTGATCGCCCAAACAGGACACCGTCTAATTGATAAGCCTATCTACTTTGGCCTTTCAGGCTTCCTTGGCTTCACTGCCGGCACCATCTTACTTAGCAATTACGCTCTTACGTGCTGTTGATGCCTGGTGCTCTTAGTACCACATGATCCAGTCGTCTATTCGTCCATCAGGCTCAGGGACCACATAGTCATTCGGTTTTTTGAGGATGCGCGGCGGTGGCGCTGCGGGTCTGCTGCCTCCGATCATCTGGGCGAGCAACTGACCGATCAAATCGTCGTGCTTGCCGGCGGGGAAGCTCAAGAGTTCTCGTTTAAATTCCGCAAACCAAGGAGCATTGGTTGGGACGTACAGTCCTTCCAGACCCATGCGGCCACGTATGGACTGGGCTCTTACTGCCTTATCTCCCTTGGTCGGGAACTGCTGACGAGAGCAGTAGGCGTTACGCTCGCGTTGCCGCTTATCCAAAGCAGGGCCTACGCCTGCACTAATCTGACCCTTTTCTTCAGCCCAGCCGACTGGCTTCCACTCAAGCACAAGGTCACAGAAGGCTTCGATCCATTCATCCGACGAGCTTTGTTTGCGCCAGCGATCGAGTAGATACATGCAGCCTTCTGGATCTACACCTACGACCAAGTGCACCGTGTAATCGCCGCCATCGGCGGTAACCGCATAATCCGAGCCACCATAAACGCGCAGCGTGTCTCTCGCTGGGAGCTTCTCGCAGGGCTTAAGCCAATCGGCCTTAAAGTAATCGCCTTCCTCAGGTGCAGGGCGTTGCTGATAGAGAGCCGCCCACATCATCGGACTGGTCTCGCGCTGACGCGCTCTTAAGAAAGCGCCGTAGTTGTATCCACCAGGCTCGTCCCACAGGTATTCGCCTGGCTTACGACCTAACGGATCTTCCTCCTCGGCAATCGCGGGAATCGAGATCACCCGGCCTTTGATCTCCTTGCACTCGATCTGCTCCAGCACCCGTCCTGCTACATCCTCCTCATGCCAGCGGGTGTTCATGAGGATGCGCTTGGCACCGGGCTTCAGACGAGCCGAGAAGTCATCGACGTACCAATCCCAGCGTTTCTGTCTGACGGTGTCGCTATAGGCATCTTCCCGAGAACCAAATAGGTCGTCACCGACTCCGAGGTTGGCACGGAACCCCGAAATGCCGACTCCAGCTCCAACCCCGTAATACTCTCCGCCTTCTGTAAGCGACCATCGAGCGGCCGCCTTGCTGTCCTCCGACAGAGAGATACCGAGCACATTGGCATCGGCAGCAATATCGTTGCGAACTCTTCTTCCCCATCGTTCGGCAAACTCGACATTATGGGTAGCCGCCAAAATGCTGTGGGTTGGGTTGGCAGCCAGGTACCAAGAGGGCAACAGAACCGACACATACGTGCTCTTGGCGGACCCAGGAGGTGCAAACAGCAGCACCTCATCCTCGCTTTTGAGGAACCTTTCTATCTCTCTGATGAAGAGCTGATGGTGTGGGGCTGGCTCAAATCGCCTATGGCGGGCCCACTCGGTGAAGCTATTTCGTATCGATCTTCGTTTTAGGAGTTCGGTTGCTGCACTCGCGGGATCAGTGTGCTTGTGCATTCACCGGAGCCCCGTTCATGGCAATTGCCGCTAGTTCCTCATCACTGATTGAGCTTGGATCAACTTTGGCTAAGGTCTGTGAGATCGGCTGGGTTGGTTTGCCGTAACCGCGATCTAGCAAGGCATTGGCAGCTGCCACTCTCGCAGCAGGTGGTGCTTTGTCGTCGTGCATGATGTTTGCAAGAGTGGTGATGGCTTCAGGTGACTTCTGACGCGCAAGCTCCTGCACGTCACCTAATACCTTTGGCCGACCTCCTGGGTTGCCACTTACTCCTTTTGGAAACGGTCTTCCTTTACCTGGCATAATTTGGCTGTTCCTGTGTGTTGTCAGTGAAATCTCAGGAAAAAGTTCCGCGGGTCCGGTATTCGGCTTGCCGTCTGCGGCAGAGGGCTCAGAGTCAGCCGTTGGGATGATGGTGACTCTGTAGCAATCGCGGGTAGTCCGGCAGGCGATAGAGGATTTCTGCCGTAGGCCGCAGAAAACCTAGAGCGATCGCGGTTGCAATTCCGGTTGCAAGTGTTTCAGAAGCGACAGGCTCGGCCCCGCCATGGAAACCCCCAAATCCCTTGGGGGTTTGAAGGCAGAACGCCAATGACCCTCGCTCGTCTTCGCCGCCGTCGCAAGCGCCTCGAAGACGCGATTGAGAAAGCCATCGCAATTCCGGTTGCAAGTGTTTCAGAAGCGACAGGCTCGGCCCCGCCATGGAAACCCCCAAATCCCTTGGGGGTTTGAAGGCAGAACGCCAATGACC